CCCAACGGGCAACCGGCGCTATTGGCCGGTGGACTGTACGCGTGTGGATCTGGCCGGGCTGCCTGCGGTGCGGGACCAGCTATGGGCTGAGGCCTATAAGCTCTACCTGGCTGGCGAGCCCTGGTGGCCGCAGGATGATGAGGTGGACATGTTCACGGCAGAGCAGGATCTGCGCTTCCAGGGCGATGCCTGGGAGCCGCGCATTGTGAAGTGGCTGGAAGACAACCCCTGCGAGTCCGTGAGCAGTGATGTGCTGCTGGAGAAGGCGTTGAACATGGACCCCGGTCATTGGGGCCGGCCAGAGCAAACGCGTATTGGCCAGGTGATGCATCGGCTCAAGTGGAGGCGACGACGTATGGCACCGCAGGGCCGCTATGGCGTGCGGCCTTATGCATACATGCGCCCGGATGATTGGAAGTCTTGGAGCCAGACCGCTTTGGATGACAGGGGGCCAGTGCTATGATCCGCGCTATCGATGAAATGTTGCGACTGTGGGCTGCAGAGTTGCACCCGCCTGGTGGTACTTGGCGGTGCGAGAGTGGTGGCGGTGGCAGCCCGCTGGCCGCGTTGATTGACTCCAAGGGCGTGATGATCCGCAGTACGCGGGGCGCCAGGGTGCTGCTGGATGAGTCGGCCGAGATTGAGCTGATTGTCAGGAAGCATCTGCCATTCAGGGAATCGCAGGTGATATGGGAGCATTACACGAACTATGACAGCTTCGAGTACCAGCGTCTGGAGGCGTGCGGCTGCAGCCGAGCGCAGTTCTACAGGCGATTACACATGGCTCACTGCTTGATACAGCAGGGCCTGATGAACCGGAAGCGCGCCGCATGAGGCGCGCTTTTTTGTTTGTGTCCCACGTGCTCACCTATGTTTTGACGTTAGGTGCTGTGCAGCCCCCGTATTCTCTGGCCGTGTCCCACTCCCTACCTTTTCAGCGACTCCCCCCGCAGGCGTGTGGGCGTGTGTGTGCGCCTACGCGCGCACGCGTGCATGCGCGCACGTAACTATTATTCCCTTACAGGTAGGGAAGTGGGACACAGTCAGTAAGGATGTGGGGTTGCGCGGTGTCGCACCTGTTAAATCGGTGGGGCAGGTGAGTCAGGCGCCGCAGGCGCCAAAGCCAGATTGGGAATACTCGCGGCGCACTCGCTGCACACTGGCGGCACACTGCGGGCGCACTGGTGGTATGGCAGCAAACCGGCATTGCTGCCATGAGAATCAGGGGGTATAAATCCCCTATCTTCAAAGAAGTCTGCAAACACAACCCGGCCAACGCGCCGGGTTTTTTGTTTCTGGTGCCCGGCGGACGATCACACCGCCATGGACGCGGCACCACCCGTCACGGCAGCCCTGATGGGCTCCTTCCCCGGTCAGATGGCTGGGGTTTTTTATTCATCCGCACCGGGTAAGCCCAGGAGCACCTATGAGGATTCACGGGATGAGTGAGCCGACCACAGCAGGGCTGGCTGGTATCGGCCTTGGCAAACTGCTGGGTATCAGCGTTGGCGCTGTTGCTGTTGCGTTTGTGGTTATGTGCCTGACTCAGCCCCAGTCGCGGCGGGAGTGGGTGGTTGCCCTGGTGTGCACGCTGCTCGGTTCGGTATGCGGCGGTGCGTTCATCATCCAGTGGCTTGGCCTGCAGGCATGGGCCGATACCGTCGAGGGCCTGATGGCGTTCGCTGGTGTGTACTTCACCGCTGGTTTGCCTGCGTGGGTGCTGGTGCGTGGCGCGTTCGCTTGGTTCAACGGGCCTGATGGGCGCAGCCTGCCTGCGATCATTGATCTGTTCCGTAAGGCGTTTGGTCGGTGACAAAGATCACAAGTGGCACGGCGCGCGGCTATGGCTATCAGTGGCAGCAGGCGCGCGAAGCATTCCTGCGGGCCTCGCCGTTCTGCTCGATGTGCAGTACAGACGAACGGCCAGTGCCTGCAACTGTGGTGGATCACAAGATTCCGCCCCGGCTGAAGGAGGCCAAAGCGACTGGCTCGGCTCAACAGGTCGCAGCAGCTTGGAAGCTGTTCTGGTCTCGCAGCAACTGGCAGTCGCTGTGCAAGCACTGCCATGACTCGGCCAAGCAGCGCATGGAGAAGTCGGGGCGCATTGCGGGTTGCAGCCCTGACGGCAGGCCGCTAGATCCCTCGCACCACTGGAACCAATGACGCCGCCGCGCGGCGCGGACAGGGGAGGGGGGGTGAAAAACTTAGCAGGCTTTTTGATCTAGACCGCTCTCCCATCTTTTCTCGCAAAATGCGGGAAAAATAGGGGAGGGGGGTATCAAGTTAGAGGGGTATTTGTATGGCAGGCAACGGCAATTCAGGCCGTCCGGGCAAGCCGGCTGCGCTTCAGCTTGTCCAGGGCAATCCAGGCAAGAAGCCGTACGGTGAGCTGATGGCAGAAATAACACAGCCGCTCGTGCCAACCGCTGCGCCGCCTATGCCGGATTGGCTTACCGATGACGCGGTCAGTGAGTGGGAGCGAGTGATCCCCGACCTGATAACTCTCGGTCTTGTCAGCAAGCTCGACATGATGGCCTTCGCGACCTACTGCGAAGCGGTGGCGGACTGGCAGCGCTTTCGACGCAAGATCGCAGAGCACAACGCCCGCAGCGATGATGCGGGCGATGTGCAGACATTCTCTACGGGTGCAAAGCAGATCAGTATCTGGCGGCAGTTGGCCAATGACGCGGAGAAGCGTGCCAACGCTGCGGGGGCGCAGTTCGGCTTCTCACCCATGGCGCGGCGGAATCTGAAAACGAATCCGGCGCCGCAAGGTGAGCTATTCCCTAATGAGCCAAAAGACGCAGCCTCCCGATTCTTCACCTGAGCAGCGGGACCGTGTTACTGAGTTTGCGCATCAGGCATTGGATGGCACGCTCGTGGTTGGCCCTGACGTCCGGAACGCAGCGCGGCGCCACCTGCGCGACCTTGAAGATGCACACGAACGCGGATATGTCTGGAGCCCTGAGGCGGCTGCTCGTGCTATCGCTTTTTTCGAGGAGGTGCTGTTCCTCAATGGTGGTGACTACGAGGGCCGGTTGTTCCTGATGGCGCCCTGGCAGTGCTTTGTGGTGGGCAGTCTTTTTGGTTGGCTTACGGTCGATGGCTACCGTCGCTTTCGCATGGCATTCATCGAAACGGGCAAAGGCAGTGGCAAGTCACCCCTGGTGGCCGGCATTGGGCTGTACGGCCTGGTTGCAGATGGCGAGATGCGCGCCGAGATCTACGCTGCCGCGACGAAAAAAGACCAGGCGATGATCCTGTTTCGTGATGCCGTGGCGATGGTGAATCTCTCAAAGCATTTGCGATCACGCGTGGTGCAATCGGGTAGGGATGAGAAGGTCTGGAACCTGTACTACCCGAACAGCTTCTCGTTCTTCAAGGCGATCAGCTCTGATGAAGGGCAGTCTGGGCCGCGCCCGCACATCGGGCTTATCGACGAGGTACACGAACACAAAACGTCGAGTGCGGTAGACATGCTTCGGGCCGGCACCAAAAACCGGCGCCGTGCCATGGTTGTGATGATCACGAACAGTGGTTCTGACAAGAAAACCACGGCGGGCCAGTACCACGATCTTGGCGTGAAGGTGTGCCAAGGCAGGCAGTCCGCAGACAGCTTTTTTGCATTCATCTGCTCATTGGATGAAGGCGACGATCCGTTCAAGGATGAAAGCTGCTGGCCCAAGGTAAACCCTTCACTGGACTTTATTGTTGAAGGCCAAACCGACGGCATACCAGGGCGCAACTACCTGCGAGAGCAGGTGCAAGAGGCACATGGCCTGCCGAGCAAAGAGGCCGTGGTGCGCCGGTTGAACTTCTGCCAGTGGACGCAAGCGACTGCCCCCTGGATCGGCTACGACGTCTGGAAGCAAGCAGAAGAGCGTGTGCCGATGAGCATGCTGCGCGACCGGCCCTGCGTTGCGGGGCTGGACTTGTCCAGTACCACTGACCTGACAGCGTTCGTGCTGTTGTTCTATCCGACTGTGGCGGATCCGCACTGGCGGTTGCTGCCTTACTTCTGGATCCCTGATCACGAGCTTGAAGATCGTGAGCGTCGCGACCAGGTGCCCTACCGCTTGTGGATCAAGGATGGCGAGCTGGAGAGCACGCCGGGCAGGGCGATCAGCAAGCTGTTTGTGTTGCGCCGTCTGCAGACGATCTGCGCCTACTTCCAAGTACGCCGCATCGGGTACGACCGCTGGCGAATAGAGGATCTGCTGCAGCTGATGAGTGAGCACGACATCAGCCTGCCAGAGCTTGGGCCGTTTGGCCAAGGCTATAAGGACATGGGGCCGGCGGTCGATGAGTTTGAGCGTCGTTTGTTGGGTATGGCACCCGAGCCTGACGCTATCGAGCTGGATGCCGATGACTGGGAAGAACTCCCTGATCTCGCTCAGGCAGAGGTTGAGACTCTGCGGCATGACGGCAACCCGGTGTTGACCTGGTGCGCGGGCAACGCTGTCACCACCTCTGACCCGGCAGGAAATCGCAAGCCTGACAAAGGCAAGGCCACCGCGCGTATCGACGGCATCGTTGCCTCGGTAATGGCAACCGGCATCAGTACCTCAACTGATATCGGCGGGGGCAAATCCATTTATGACGAAGGTATCGGGATATGAAACTGCTGCTTGTGGTCTGCGCATGGCTTGCCGGTCTCGTTGGTTTTGGGCTGCTGGTGGGCGGAGTGGCACTCATCAGTGTCCCGGCGGCGATGATTGTTGCAGGCCTTGGTCTGCTGGGATGGGCCCGCCTTGCCGATCAGGCGTCCGCCCGGTTGGCCTCTCCGCCTAACGGGGGAGGCTAGCGCTTATGTTTTTTAGTCAACTGCTTGGCTCGGGAATGGGCAGGGTTTCAGAGGGCAGCAGCTCGTTCTGGCAGGGCTTGATGGGCTCCGCGCGCGCCAACAGTAGCGGTGTAGTCGTAACTGCTGACAGCGCGCTGGCGGTGCCGGTGCTGCAGAATTGCGTGACGCTGTTAGCCGAAAGTATTGCCCAGCTGCCGCTGGAGCTTTATGAGCGTAAGGGAGAGGGGCAGCGAGAGGCTGCCATTAACCACCCGCTCTATGACGTACTGCGGTATCAGCCCAACGGCTTTCAAACACCCTATGAATTCACGGAATGCAAGCAGCTTGCGCTGGGGTTGCGGGGTAACAGCTATTCCTATATCGAACGCCGGGATGACGGCAACGTGGCGTCGTTGTGGCCGCTGGATAACGGCAAGGTAGTAGTGCACAAAGGTGCTGACCTGTTGCCTTACTATCAGGTGGGCACAGTGTCGCAGCCGCTGCCGGCTCGTCAGATCCACCATGTGCGTTGGATCAGCCGTAATCATTACGTTGGATTATCGCCCATCGAGCTGCACGCCGAGGCTGTTGGAATGGCCCAGGCTGTGCGGCAGTACACAGCCAAGTCGTTTGCCAATGGCGTCTCTGTGTCCGGTGTGATTGAGCGACCAAAAGAGTCTCCGCCAATCAAGGATCAGGGGAGCATTGATCGCATTCTGGACCAATGGGGCAACAAATTTGGCGGCATGGATAACGCCAAAAAGGTGGCGATGTTGCAGGAAGGCATGACCTTCAAGCCGGTGAGTATGAACAACGTGGATGCCGAGATCCTTGGCATTCTCAAGGCCACAGCGGCGGACGTGGCGCGGATGTACAAGATTCCGCTGCCTATGGTCAATGACCTGGAAAAGGCCAACTACAACACCATTGAGCAACTGCTGATTCAGTTTGTGGTGTTTGGCTTGCTGCCATGGGCCAAGCGCCAAGAGCAGGCAATGATGCGTGACTTCCTGCTGCCGAAGGACCGCAAAACCTACTTTATCGAGTTCAACCTGTCTGGCTTGATGCGAGGCGATCAGAAGAGCCGGTATGAGGCCTACGCTATTGGCCGGCAGTGGGGCTGGCTATCAGTTAACGATATCCGCCGACTGGAGAACATGCCGCCGGTACCGGGCGGCAATGTGTACCTGCAGCCCCTTAACATGATTGACGCAGGTAAGTCAATGCCAGATGGAAACGACCCCAAGGTGCGGGCGC